AGCACAAGCGACCATTGGGAGAAGCGTGTTGTCTGTCGCTTTTCCTGCTTGTCCGTCTGTTCCTGTGATGATGAGAAACTCTCCCGCTGCTGTGTCGCCTGCGACATTTGCTTCGCAAACGCCTTTGACGACAACATCAACTTTCGCATCGGCAGCAACAGTAGCAAGAGCAACACCAACGCACATAGTCGTTGCTGTGTCTCCTGTTCCTGCTTTCATAACATAGAGGGCTTTGTCTACGTCGCTTGACTGCGAAAAGTCAAGTGCGACAAAGTCGTTTGCTGTGATTGCTTCACCTGCGATGAAAGTTTCCACCTGTCGGCGGTTCATTACCTCGTTAGAGGAACCTGTTTCCAAGTAGTTTAGTAGTGTAGAAGTAGCCATTAGTAGGTGTCTCCTCTCTCTAAAACTCCAAGTGAGCCGAGATGGTCTGCGATGAGTTGTCCCTTCCAGTAGAGCGTTGCTGCTCTTGCTGTGGTGCCTGAAACATGCTCAAAAGGGCTGACTGCGAAGTCGGCGTCTTTATGGAGGATGAGTTTGATGGCATCATAGTTGAGGAAGAACATAGATGCTTCATCAGCACCGCCCGCTCCCCAACCAGTAGAAGGCATCTCTAAATCCTGCTCTACGGTTGCTCCCGCAAAAGCCAGAGATAGTCGCCCACCATCAAGGGTCTTCTCGTCAATAAACCTTTCCTGTGCGAAAAGGGCTCGCTTGTAGTTGGCGAAAGCCGCCTCACTTGCGATAATCTGGTTGATGTCTCCCATAGGAGCGCGGCTGTTTGCCTTCGCCCAGATTTCAGTCATAACACGGATGCCGTTTGTGCCGAAGGCATTAGCAGCGTCGCCTATTTGGTTCTGCCAACCCGTAGTGGAAGAGTAAGTGTTCTTACTGATGCCGCCTACGATGTTAGTTTGAGAACCAACTGCGTCGTGTTCCAAGAACCCAGTAGCAACGGCTTCACCGTCAAGTGTTCCCAAGTCGGTTAGGACTGTGGAACTACCAGCGATAAGTTGCTTATTTAGTTCTCTGCGGAGCATCCCCATAACGGAACGCATCCTTGCTTCCACAATCTTTACGATTGCTTTCTCGCCACTATTCTCCAACTCTTCCTTTTTCGTAATAACGATAGGTGCTGCGAAGTCAGCCCACTCATAAACAGCGGGTTCCATCACATCACTTACAGCCAACGAAACTGGCTCATAGCCAGTTGATAGTTGTGTAATAGATGAGTGCTCACTCAACGCCAGAGGGCGTTGGAGTTTGATGCCGCCATTTTCCTTTTCGATGCCGCCAAAACGCTTGGCTCCATCCAAAAATGCGACTTTTTGGAACAACTCATCAACTTCACCATCACGGATAGAGTAAAGTGTAGATGACAATAGTTCATTTGAAATAGCCATTATTTCTTTTATCCTTGTAGTTAGTTAGTGATTGTTTTTCTTATTCTATTCTGGTAGTTGTGTGCCCACAAGCCGTCTTATCATAAGTTCTCCACCATTTTAGCCAACTGGTTCATCCGCCGATGAGAGTTTTTTAGGAAGGTAAGAGTTGCTCCTCTAATAGTAGTGGTTTCGTCAAGGGCTACTTATTTTTCATCTTGGAATAAGTGCTTTTTACGGCATCTGGGTTTGCCTTGTAGTAGTTGAAAGCATCAATAGCATTTCTAAACTTTGGAACTCCACCACGAGTGTTGGTTCCTGCTGATGTTTTAGCGAGAACAGCCCTGCGAGTTGCCCTCTCTTCCCTTTCAGCATTAGCCGTTGCCTGTGCTTGGAGTTTTAGGTTTTTTCCCTTTACGATGAAATAAGCATTTTCCAAAGTCAAGTGCTCGTCAGCAACAAGCATCCTTGCTACTTCCATCTTTATCTCTTCGTTGCCTATCAAGTCAGGGTGTTCTGCTTTGAAAGAAGCAAGTTCGGCATCTCTTTTGCTTTCTCGCATTTGTTTTTGGAGTGGATTTAGCATCTCCTCAAACATCTTTGCTGCCTCTTGCTTGATCTTCTTTTTCATCCCATCTTCATCCCAGATGTCGTAGGGCTTCTCTGGCTCGGCAGCCATCTCTGCTACATTTTGCGCGAACTCTCCGTTGTAAAGCCCATCCTGCTCTGCCTTGTGGGCGGCTCTCTGTGCTTCCAACTCCTTTCTTACCTCTGCTATTTCCTGTGTCTTCTGCGTGTAAGACGAGCGGAGGTTCGCAAGGTGCTTACGGGCATCTTCGGGTAGATGCTTCATAAGTTCGTGTAAGGGGCGCATCCCTTTATGGTTCTCTTCTGCGGAGAACTCTTCATAACTCTCTACATCAGCGCCGAGCAAGTCATCAATAGAGAGTGCCTCAAATGCCTCCTGTGCTTGTTCTACGGCTTCGTTAGTGGTTTCTGTTGCCTCAACACCTTCGTCGCTCGTAAGGGGGCTTTCTGGGCTCTCTACGGCTTCTGCGGTGTTGCCTTCGGCAGTCGCATTATCTATCATCTTGTTTTTTCCTTATTGGGTTATTTGGGTTCTTCACTATCCAAGAGTGAAAGCATAGCCGACACTCTTTTATCTGTTCCTCCTCACCGTGAAAAATGAGGCAGCATTTATTTTTACACTTGGGGCAAGTTAGGGCGACTACTATTCGTCTGCCTTACTTGCCTTACTTACTCCCTCTACGATGCCTGAAACATCTGGGGAAATCTCTACCTCTTTCGTTTCGTAGTCGTAAGAACACTCACCGAAAAGAGATGATAAAACTATTGCTGTGCCGACAATAGTTATTGAGATGTTGTAGTCGCTAAAAAACGACTTTATTTTGCTAAACATTATTTATCCTTGTTTGTGGTTATTATGAAAAAGTAGCATCGCATAAGGAGAAAGACGAGAGAGAGGGTTATTCCACCCACTATTATCTCGTCTAAAAACCCGTTATGCTGACTAAACACGGGAAGCGAACAAAGCATCCACATCTTCGACGGGGGCTTCTACAACTTCCTCTGCTACTGCTTCTTCTGCTGGTGCTTCTCCACCTTCTCGCATCCAAGCGATAAACGCTTGGTCTTTTGCGATAGATGTAAGTTTCCCAGCAAGAACTTTGAGTGAGGCATCATCAACTATGTCTGCTAATGAAAAAGCCATCTCTTCACTTATTACACCTGCGGCAACTGCTTCTGCGACAGCGGCTTCTACCATCATTAGTGCTGATGTGAAGTCCTCTGGTAGAAAAGTAGCATCCTCACTAAATAAAGGATAGTCGGGGCTCTGTCCGAAGAGTTCAGCAATAGCGTTGTAAGCACCAACAAGAGCATTTAGCCCTTTCTTGGTGAAGTCGCCTTGCGGGGAAGCCATTTCATTTAGTTCGGCATCCTGTTCCTCTCCCAACATTACAGCATCCGTTAGTGCTGCTGGTGTTATTTCTTCTTGTAGTTCGGGCATCTGTTATTTCTCCTAATAATCTGTTTCGTTTGCGCCTGATAGGCAGTCGGCGGCTGTAAATGTCTCACTCATAGCCATTTCCTTATTCCCATCAAACTTTTTGACATTCTCTTGGAAAGTGTCGTTTATTTTATCTTGTTTTGCGATAGTTGCCTTCTTTTTCTCGGCAAAGTCCTCGTAAAAGTGTTTTCCATAACTATCGGCTCGCACAAACCCCTTGCTCTCGGCAATAGCGTTTGCTTCGTGCTCTCCGCTTACATGTTGCCCCAGAGCAATAGAGTAATAACCACCTGTTCCGCTGGTTTGCTCTGCCCATCCGCTCGCTGTGCGGCTTACAAGGGGAAACTCTTTTGTTGCTATGTCTCCACAAACCTCACAAAAGATAGATGTGGGGATTTCGTGTGAAACACGGAATAGTTCTTCTGTTTTGTGCCCGCATCCACAGGCATAGTCATAAAGCGGCATTATTTATCTCCCTGTAACATAGCCATCTCGTTCCCACCCTGAACCTTTTAGGATGAAACCGCAGCCGAGTTCTTTTTTTAGTGGTTTCCCACACTCTTCGCAAATAATCTCTTGCGGCACATTATCAAAAACTTTGTAAAGCACCTTTTCTACAACTTCGCAGTCGTTCTCTTTGTCTTGTCTGTGGCTAAAATGGTGTAAAGGCATTACATCAACCCTCCTCTAATGTCTTGTGCTTGTGCTGATAGTTCTGCTTGCGCCATAGCAACCTCATCTGGGTTTGGAGGGGCTCCTTCTGGTGGGGCTGCTGGTAGTTCTGGTGCTGGCTCTGGTTCTGGTTTTTCTAAAAATGTGGCTGGTAAGTCAAACATCTTTACCACCTGTTCTAAAATAGTGTCTGGTGGAACCCCAAGTTGAGCCACAACTGGGATAAGTTCTAAAAGTTGTTTCTTCTTTGCTTCTTCCACTAATGGTGTTGCTGCTCTATCTGCTGCTACAAACTTGAACTTGCCCGCAAAGTCGCTTGGGCTCATAGTTCTTACTTTTCCATCAACAACAACAACTTCCGCTTCATCGCTGTCTTCCAAGAATAGTTGTAGCATAGAGACATAAACAGTAGCGACCATCTGTGTTGAGTAGTCGCGCTCTTTCGCCAACCTACCTATCTCGCTTGATGTGTAGTGAGCCAAAGCACTTATCTCTGTTGCTGTTGCTTTACTTGTCTCGCCTCTTGTGAAAGGAGCCATAACGGAACCTTTCGCCAAGTCGTTCTCAATAGCAGCAAGATAGTTTGAGAAGTTTGATGATAGTGGGGTGACTGGAACCTCTGCGATAATGCCTGATAAGGTTTCAGCATCAACAGGAATAAACGCTCCATCTACACCTGCCGTTATTTGTGTTAGTGCTTCTTCATCAATAGCACCTTCTTTGTAAAGAAACTGGCGACTATCTCTACGAACAGCATTAGCCCAGAAAGAGCGAAGGATGTTCTTTTCGAACACTTGGTCATAAACACGGGCAAGTGTAGAAACACCCTCTAATGGCTTTTCAGGCACACGGGAATAGTAAAGTGGAACGATGGTTGATAGTGGGCTGTCGTCAAATGCCCTAACAGGAATAACTGTGTCTTCTAATAGTTCTTGCCCGTTGCCCCAGTTAGGGGAGTAGAAGTAAAGTCGGTCGTTGAGGAAGTCATAGAACTCTACCAGTTGGATAAACTGGAAGTCATCAGGCAAACTATCATCTCCGCTTTCGTTTGCTGTTCCTGTAACATCATCAAAGAAGTCAAGTTTAGAGGTTGTGGAAAACTTTTTGTTTCCCCATTTCTTTCTGGCTTCACTTACGGGAAGGTAATAACTATGAGCGACGAACCTTTGGCTTTCCCAACTATTCGCTTCTGTGTCGACAACAACTTCCCAAGCGGGAACTGCTCTTACCTCTACCTTATCAACTATTTTTAGATTGTCTCCCTCTCTCGGTGCGAGTTTGAAAAAGGCACAGGGGTAGATAAGAGCCATCCTTGATGCGCTCTCAAACTGAACCTGTGTGTTGTAAAGGAAGCGGTTGGTAATCTCTTTGACGAGTTCGGCATCGCCGTCTTCTTGGATGTCGGCTTCCGCCTCAATAGCGGGGTGTGATGAGAAAAGCGAGGCGATAAACCCCTCCACATAAGCATAAGCATCGGCAACCTCAACTCTAATGTTAGTGTTGTCCCAGTTCTCGCCTTCCCAAAACTTACAGAGGTAGGCATTACGAAGTTTTGCGAGTGTTGGCTGGGCTGTGTCCCATTTATCGTTGTGTTCTTTACAGGCAGCCCGAATAAGGGCGACTTTTTCTTTTTTAGTCGGCATTTAGTTTGTTCCTTCCTAATAGTGGTGGTTTCGTCAAGGTGCTAATAACGGCGATGCTCTACTCTGCCCGCTTCGTCTTTTCTCTTCTGCGCCTTCTTCTTCCTTATCCACTCTGGTAAATAAGTTTGTGTAGGGTTTCGCTGATGTTTGAGTGCCTGATGAGCCAGAGCAAGTGCTATTACACTATCACCATGACTTCCAGTTCCCTCTGCGACATCTATGTTTCCCCTGTCGTTGATAATAATGGCTTTGAGTTCCATAATAGTAATGTTGTCTAACTGGGTAATAAGCCCACCAAACAAACAACTTTTTAGTTCCTCAAACATCAGGGGCTTCGTTTTTAGGTTCGTGTTCCACGCTTTCCCGTTTTCATCTAACCAGAAGTTAGTGTAGCCAAGATGCTTCATCTCTGCCTCTAATGCGTGCCCGTGATTGTTGCTCTCATAACAAATAAGAGCATTATTGTAGTGTCTCGCCCAGTCGACTATTACTTCCGCAAAACGGGCTATGCTTGTTTGGTTGCTTCTCCAAACCATAACTGGCTGATAAGTTTTTTTATCTAAAACATAAAAAACAGAATAGTCCCTGCCGCCGCCATAAGCAACATCAACTCCTATCCCGTAGCGGTGGTCTTTATTACTTTCTGCGAAGATGACTGGTTCGGCATCAACAAAATCTATTTTGTGTAGTTCCAAGTGTCGTAAGTCGCGCTCTGTAAAATAACTATTGCCTGTTTGGGCGAAGGCATCATCCAAAGTTAGGGGAAACTCTCTGCGAAACTGCTGTCCCCCTAATGCCTCTTTCTTCTTCCTTCGCCAATAAACCTGTTCGTCAGTCAAGTCCCAGAGGTTCGCCAAGCCCTTTTCTTCTTCTGTCTTTTGGAAATCTCTGGGAACCCTCATAGAATAGTTTTTATGTTTAGCCCAAGCAAAGAATAAAAACTTCCAGTTTCCTTCTCCCCTTTGGGCTTTCATTATTTCTTTATGGAGGGCATCGCCATAAGCGGATGCTGTGCTCTCTATTATTAGTTTCCCATCGTTGAGTGCTGAAAGGGCTGTTGCTTTTAGTTCCTCTGGGTTAGGAGCAAAGGCAAACTCGCTGATAAGCAAGTAGGAGCAAGTAAAAGAGCGAAGCCCTCCTTCTCCTGCTGCTGATGCTGCTACGATGCTCGCTCCACTATCCTCAAATGTTATTTCAGTAGTGTTCTCTGTTTTTAGTTTTTTCATCAAAGCAAGAGGGAGGTTCTTGTAAAAAGTTTTTATTATCCCTAACAGATGCTTTGACGAGTTTAGTTTATGCGAAAGAATAATAGCCGTTATTGGCTCTTCACTTGTAAAGGTTTTCCAAAACAAGTAAGCAAGGTTGATGGTTGATGAACCTATCTGTCTCGGTTTGAGAATAAGAAGGTTCTTGTCTTCCTCTAATGCTTCTATTATTTCTATCTGTTCGGCTGTTGGTTTTAGATAAACCAACTTACCCTTCTTGTTTATTATCTTTATGCGCTGAATAAACTGGATAGGGTCTTCTAAAATCTCCTCAACAGATAGTTTCGCCTTCGCCATTAGGCATTAGCCCATTTTACGAGTTCTTCGAGGTTCTTATTGCCGTTCATAGTTGCTCTGGTTTCCGCTCTTGCGTTGTCTGTCTCTCCGTTGATGGCTGCTCTGGCTCGCAGTTGTTCGAACGAAGCAACTTTATCTATTATCTTCATAAAGGTAGATTTCCCTAACTTTGGCTCTTCGCCTTTATCAACAAGTTTCAGTTCTTCTTTTAGTAATAGCCAACAAATCTCTTCTATGTTTCGTTGCCTTATTGCTCTTGCCAAGTCGCGTTTCATTATTCTTCTCCTGTTTGGGTTAGTTCTTCTTTTAGGTTTTGTAGTGCCCTGTTGTAGAGTTGATGAACTCTTTGTTTGCTTATCCCCATCTCTTCTCCTATGTGGCTCAAACTCTTTCCATCCCATAGAACCTGATAAACTATTCTTGCTTCTCTCTTGCTCAAAACCTTATCTATCAAATCCACAGCACAGAACGGGAACTGGGCTGCTTCCTCCGTGTTCCCATCAATAGCATCTATCCACTCGTCTTCTGGGTTGTAAGATAATGCTTTATCAAAAACCCAAGTGTCGTAGGATAAATAACGCCAACTGTCTTTTTCACAACACATTTCATAAACCTTCTTTTTAGGCATCCTTATTATTCCCTTCACTAATAGTGGTTTCGTCAAGTCGTTTCCTTGCTTTCTCACAATAGTCAGGGTTGATGTCTATGCCGATGTAGTTTCTTTTATTCTTCTTTGCGACAAGGCAGGTAGTTCCGCTTCCGTTGAAAGGGTCTAAAACTAAACCACCTTCGGGCACAGATGCTAATAGCGGTGTTTCCACCAACTTCTCTGGGAAAGTAGCGAAGTGAAAACCTTTGGTGTTGGCTGTCGACATCTTCCAAACAGAGAAGAGTGGGCGAGTAGGGCACCTACCAGAAGCAACGAGTTCCTCATAGTCAAAGTTGTCTCCTATCTTCGCCGCCATTTTTTCGAAGTGCTTGGTCTGGTTCTCATAGTTGAAACCGAAACCAACTTTACCAGCATCCTTTCTATTGGTTGGCTTGTTCTTGTGTAAGTAGCGTTTGAGCGAAACTTCCTTTTGGGGAACTCTCGGTTGATTGAAGAAATAGTTTTTGCTTTGGACGAACATAAACACTTTTTCGTGGTTCGTCCATAACCTATCCTTATTGCTCGTTGGTTGGGGGCAGGGCTTCTCCCAGATGACTTCCTGCCTCAGCATCCATCCTCGCTTCACCATCTCAATAGCGAGCCGTTCAGGCACCATTAGGAGCCCTTTGTTCTTGTAGGTGTCTCCTATGTTTAGCCAAAGCACACCTGTCTTTTTTAGAACCCTCTTGGCTTCATCAAAGACATCACACAAGTTATTCACATAAAGTTCTACGGTGTCTTCTTTGCCTCGTTGCCCTTTTGTTTTGTAGTCGCGCAAGTTGTAATAGGGCGGGCTCGTAATAATAGCATCAACACTATTAGTTTCCAGCAAAGTCATTACTTCTATCGCATCTCCATTTACTATCTTATTCATCCATCAACACCTTTACTATTTCATAACAGAACATCGGGGGGAAACACTCACCGATGACTTCTCGCAAGAACTTCTCTGTCTTTGGTGTGTGCTCTATCTCATCCAACCAGTTTTCAGGCAACCCACATAACAGGGTTAGTTCCTTGATGGTGAAAGGGCGAGCATCGCTCCATGTTCCATCCTTGTTTTGGAAGTGAGGGGGGCAGCAGTTATGAGATGACGATAAGGAGCCATTAGTCATCGTTATTGTAAATGCGGGTTTATCCCACCAGTTTCTCGCATAAGAACTATCAAAAGCCCTTATCCTTCGCCCATCCTTTTCTGGGTAATGAACCTTGTTGTGGAGTGCCGACTTACCCTCTGGTGTGTAGGAAAGCCATTTGGAGTGCCTTGCTGGTGTTCTCTTGTGCTCTAAACTATGAAAGTGAAGCGGGGTGCTCTCTCCTGCTTCCAACGAAGGGAGGTGCCCGATGACTTGCCGACAAGAAATAGTTTTCCCATCGTTCGGTG